CATATTGGCTGTTGGTATAAATTTCTTCAAGAATAATTTGACCGCCAATAATTTTACAGTTGTCTACTAAAACTTGGCCTTTAATGTCGCAGCTAATAATCTCAAACACGTTACGCATTTTTGCGGTTGCACCGACTGAATTTGCGGTAATTGCAGATGCGCCATTGTTATAAAATGAACAACCAATTATTCGGATGTTTTCGACTACATTAACCGTAGAACCAGCAATAAATCCGTGGCTATTGTTGTTGTTAAAAGTACATCCAACAAACGTTAAATTACTTGCTTGAGCGCCAACATAATCAGGCTCAAGGTCAACGCCTGCTGCGGGTGATGTAAGGGCAGTAGCGCCAATGTTTCGGAAGGAACAGCCAATAAATGTTCCGTTGCTCAAGTCAATAACTGAAACTCCCTGTCGGCGGCAATCTACAAATTCGCAATTATTAACATCTACATTTGTATTTCCATTTACGCGAACATACTCGGAAAACAAAACCGCATCGCCCCAACATAATGTAATAAATAAATTATTCAACACAACGTTATCACAACCCATGATCATCAAGCCGTGACCAAATTCGCCAGTGGTTCCAATATGACGACCTACATCACCCTCAATATTTAAATCGTTTATAGCTATGTTGCTGACGGCATTTAAATTTAATACGCAATAGCCCGTAGCTGAACTTGTAATAACTTTTAATTTGGCGCTGTTTCCTTGAATGATGGTTCCGCTTTTAGGTTTTACGCCACCAAACAAAGTTTGAATAGGCAAATAAGACCCATCAATCATGTAGGTTTTACCTGGCTCAAAAACGATTGTGCCGCCTGTTGCAGAAACAGCATTAAAAGCGGCTTGGATGGCAACCGTGTCATCTGTTGTTCCGTCACCAGTTGCACCATAATCAGCCACGTTAATCGGGGCTGCATCAATCATTGAGTAAGAAACTTTTGTAAGCGACATGATGTGCCTTTATGCTGTTCTATAAGTAGCAGAAATCATTATTGAAAACAAAGTGTCTATTGGAGCTAAGGTTAAACCTCCTCCTCCAGCACCGGCAAATAAAGATAGTGATACGCTCATAATTACTCCATTTTTCGGATTATTTTGATTCTAATGCCGTGATTCTGGCAGTCAATGACTCAATCGTTGCTAACGCTTTTTTAAGCGACATGACTGTTACCGCAAGCACAGACCGATCGTAATAGCCCCACGGTTTTGTAGCGATTGTTTCGGTTCCATCAGTATTTTTTGTGGTAAATGTTTCTGGTTCCGGCGCAGCCTCTGGCCCAATTGCAGCGTTGACATTCTGTGCGTAAAAACCAAGCTGACGGTCTTTACCAAAAGTTTCTTTTTTCTCGTCGTTGTAATACCAGTAGCCCGGTTCTAGCTTGTTAAGCATGGCATCCGGATCGACCGGCGCACCGTCTTTAACTTTCCACGTTTCATCTGAAACGGAAGAAATAACACCTGCGGCGCTAAACGTTGCTGTGCCAACGCCATAATTAGAAAACGTCACAACGCCGGTTGCACTTAGACCCGTATCGCTAAGGCGCATGTATTCGTTGCCAATCCCCCCCGCCGAATCAGACAAGTAAAAAGAAAGTATGCCTCGCGTAACGCTATTAGCGCCCCACGCGCCAACTACCGATACGCTAGATCCGTTATACCCAAAAGTAAGGCCCGTGGCATTTGTGGATATTGCGCCGGTTATCCTGACTTGACCGCTGGTCAGTACGGTTGTGAATGAACCAGTGCTGGGCGTTGTAGCCCCAACCGTTCCATTAATGTTAATGCTGGCGGTGCCGGTTAGGTTCGTGACTGTGCCGCTGGACGGTGTGCCGAGAGCGCCGCCGTTGACTACAAACGCGCCAGCAGTGCCGGTGTTCACGCCAAGCGCGGTGACCACGCCGGTGCCGGTCGTTGTTGTTTTGGGCGCTGCTGCTGCACCGCCGCCAAGCATGATTGCGTTGTTGGTCAGCAACGCGCTTGTTGCCCAGGTTGTGCTGCTGCTGAAGTAAGGGATGCCGCCGCTTGTGCCTGCAACCGTCAAGGCCAGCGTGCCGGATGTGGTGATTGGTGATCCAGCAACCGAAATCAAGCCGCCGGTAAAGGACTGCGCTACGCTGGTAACCGATCCCGATCCCTTGTTGTTAAAGGTCGTCCAATCCGCAGCACTCAACGCCCCGCGATTAGATGCCGAAGCGGTTGGAACTTGAAGTGTGATAACCGGCGTGGTCGTGCCGTTTGCCACGGTGCTAGACAGGTCTGTGCCGGTCGTGCCAAGAGTTAACGCGGCAACACTGGTCACGGTGCCGCCCGAACCGGTTGCGGACAGCGTTCCGGCGGTAAAGGCAACGCCAGTTCCTATCGTGACGTTGTTAAACCCGCCCAATCCGTTACCGTAGAGGATTGAGGTGCCGCTGGTCGCGGGGGCGTAGTCGGTGCCGCTGGTGGCTGCGCTGATTGCAGTGCCGTTGCCTTTCAGCAGGCCGGTGACGGTCGTGGACAGCGTGATCGCCGGGGTTGTCGTTGCGGTTGCCACGGTTCCCGCCAGCCCGTTGGCCGACACCACAGATACAGTAGTCACGGTGCCGCCGCCATCGGTAACCCATGTCGGCGCACCAGCACCGCCGCTGGTCAGCACTTGGCCCAATGTGCCTGCCGCACTGACCGCCAGCGCGGGGCCGGTGCCGTAGACTATGCCGCCCGCCGTCGGGCTGTTGTCGAGGTTGTAGTTGGCAATGGTGCCGGTCTGCACAACCGGCTGGAGGTAAGCCCCCTGGATAGCGGCTTCAGCGTTTTCAAACCGCGACATCATTGACATGAGCTGCGCGGTGTCGAGCGTGGCTAGAAAGTCGCCCGATTGATCCTCGTATTGCGGGGCGATGTTCTGATTGATCTGAATCAGCAGCTCAGCTAGGTCAGGCTGGTTGGGTGGCCCAAGTTGCAGTTCCTCCAGCGTGATGGGGTTATTGCCGCTGCCGGTCAGGACAAACAGGTTAAGAAAAAACCGATACCACTCCCGCGCCATTAAGCCGGTGCGCTCGTCTACGAACGGCACCCGAGGCGCGGGGATATTGGTAATGTTGAGTTCGGCCACTAGCTACTCGTTGGCGTGACAAACAACTCTGCGCCCATGATGGCGATCTTGACCGGATCGGTGCCGGACACTTCATACACCCTGTCGCGGATTTTCTCGGTCATGCCGAGCCGCCGCCAGATAGTGCGGGTGCCGTAGGTGCCGATTTTGCCCATCGAGTTCCAGTGTTCGTTTGACCAGGTATGCCCCGCGTCGTCCGACCAGCGCAGCATGACCTGCGGATCGTAACCCGGCGCCGCAGTGTAGGCTTCCGTTTCCAGCGCATAGCCGTTGTAGTCCTCGGCGGGTTGCACTTGCGTCACTAGCGGTTCGTTACCGTCGTTGGCCTCAGTGACTAACTGGTCACCGGCTTGCGTAGTCAGATAACCCTGCACAAACTCGGCCACAATGATGTCGCCGGATTCGGTGGCTAAATCTTCACCATCGTAAGCCGGATAAGCGTTAAGCCCAACACCCGTTTCGGCGTCGAGCTGTAGACTGTGGTGTGCAGTGCGCTTAAGGTTATTCTGCCCGGTTGCCAGCGCCCGCCATGACCGCAACCACTTTTGCGTTTGGTCGTCATCGGCGTAAACGTCCAGATCAAAAGCATACAGCCGCCCGTCCGCGTAGTCGCCAACCACAACTTCGCTGTTAAACGCCATTTGGCAATTGCTACGGTGCCGTGTAAATTCTCCGTTTTCAAATCCTGCGCGTTCGTGCCACAACTGGGTGGATACGTCATACACCCATGTTGCTTGGGCTGACGGGAATACCAGCACATAGAACGGGTGACCGTCCTGCTGGTATGTGTAGGCAATAGCGTCTGTAATGTTGCCATAGCTCTGGATGGCGTATTCAACTGCGTTGGTCGAGATCCGCGCGGGCGTGTATCCATTGGCGCGGTAGACAATCCCACGGCCTCGGGCATCCGAGCCTAGCCAAAACACGCTGTTGTCCAGTTTGGCAACAGAATACGCCGCCGCACAACCCACTTCCATGAACGCACCTTGAATCCGCGCCAAAGGAAAGTCGGGTGTGCCAGCGTCATACCAGACCTCAACGCTATTATTCCCAAACAGGAATATCTCGCGGTGGTCTACGATCAACGCAATTACGTTGTCGGGATAGCCTTCAGCACTGGCAAAGTCCAACGGGTCAATTGAGGTGCCATCAAGCAAACTGGTTACCCAAAACTTCTGCGAATCCGGTTCGTTGAATACAAAATATCCATCAAGGTAACCAACCGATCCCGCACCGGGAAAGTCCGCGTCGGTGATCTGTCCAAACACCGCTGTGGACGTGTTGTAGATGAAGCTGACAGGGTTACAGGCAATGAATAGTTGCGTGCCGTTGTCGGCCATGCTGACCGGCCCTGTGCCGGTTACAGAACCGATCAGGGTGGCCGTGTAGCTTGTGGTCAGGCTGTAGAACTCGCTGCCCGACACCACGTAGGCAATGCCGTTGGTTACCCACAGACCGCGAATCGGGCCATCGCCAACCGTTGCCACCAAGCGCAGGCCAGGACACCGCAGCAGGAAACCCGCCTCTTTCCCGCCGCTACCTTCCGGTATCGCTTCGGGAAACAGGTTGACCATGCGGTTATCTGCCGCATTGATTGACCGAGCGACATAACTGCCGCCAAGGATGGGCGTTTTCAATTACGCCGTGACCGCTTTGATGACCGCAAACGCAATCACAATGGCTTCAGATAACGAACCGGCGGTGATGTTCCGCACGTTGATGCTGGCTGTGCCCGCAGCAGACTGGGCATTGAGCAAGTACGAACCCGCAGTGCCTGCGCTAATGTGATTCATAATTAAAATGTCGCCAGCTTCAATCACCGTGTTGGTCAACGTAAAGCTGACCGTAGTATCTGCGGCAAGTGCCGCATTGTTCAGCGTAATCTGGCCGGTTGATTTGCTCAACGTGACGCCGGTGGCTTTGCTGGTGGCTTGCGTAACCGTTCCACCCGCACCAGTAGCGTAGCCTTGTTTGCCGGTGCTGCTGATAACCTGGTTGCCCGTTGTGCTAAGGCTGGTGCCGGTTGCCGCACCGATTACCGGTGTGGTCAACACCATCGAGGTGCTAGTGCAATTAGACAAATTGCCGCTGGTCGGCGTTCCCAATACGGGAGTGACCATTACCATACTGGTGCTGGTGCAGGCACTGATGTTGCCGCTGGCAACAGTTCCCAGTGCAGGCGTAACCAGCGCCGGGCTGGTGAATAGATTGGTGACCGACAGTTGTTTAGTCGTGCTGGTCGTGGCTTGCACGATCGGCAACACATCGGCGCCAGCTTGAACCGTAGCAACGGGTAGAGCAGAAATTGCGATATTAGGCATGTTAGTAATTCCCACTATAAATATTGAACCGCTGGCGAGTCGCCACGATGGAATACGGCAAGCTCATAACGTCGTCGGGGTTGTTGATGCGCTTGATGTTGCGCTTGCTAGTCATTGCAAGCCGTTGCACTTGGGGCGGCGGCTCCACGCCAAACTCGGCGGCAATCTCGCACGCCAGGTTAAACCGGAAAGCCCGCAGGTAACCCGGCGGCACCACCAACGTGGTCGCCAGCGTAGCCGGTTCGACCAGCTCGTTGACGCTGACAATATGCCAATCCAGCGCCTTAGTCGGCACCGGATAAATCGTCATCTCTATATTGGACATGGTCATGTTTACAAACATGACCTGCGGGTAGGTGCTGGTGACGGTCTTAACCGCAATGCCGTTGTACTGTGCTTGGTTTATCAGCTTGATGCCAAAGCTGATGTTGTTGGACGGGTCGCGGAAATACGTTGAATCGTCTACCAATACCGGACGGTTACCCACAAAATTACCCGTTGGCCCAAGAGTGCGTGTTGCGGTATTAGCAGGCCAAGTAAATACCTGGTCTTGCGTTGAGAACACGGACAGACGCTCAGACGACCAGCTATCGAGCATCTGGTTCATCGCGGTCAGCGCATCGGCTGACGTTGCCGCCGATGGCGTTTCGCCCTCGGCCAATTGACCGATCAGCCGCAACGCGCCGTTGATCTGATCGCCAGCCGTGGTGGTCATTCCGCAAACTCCTTACGCGGCCTGCCGCGAGGTTTAGCTAATTCGTTGACCTCATTTTCGGGGTCACCCGGTTCAAAGCGTTCCCAACCGTTTTTTTCATCCGCTTCAGCTTCGGCCTCTGCAATAGCGACCTTGTTACCATGAACGGGATGCCGCAAGTAGATGACCATATTAAATCCTTAAAAACCACCTCGCGGTTGTTACGCCGCGAGGTGTTGTTACTAAGCTACGCGATAAACGGTGTACGCTGCGTCGCCGGTTTTGCGGAACAGAAACTCACCCGCGCCGCTAACACCCGCCGCACTGCCAGTAATAGCAACAACCAAGTTGCCTACCGCAGTAATGCCGGTGCCAACAACCACCGTGATAAGGCCAGTACTGGTGCCAAGATTGATTACCGTCAGCTTAAACGTGCTGTTGGTTTTCATGTTGGTCATCGTTGCGTCAATCAACGCCGCCGTCGGCAGAGTGTAGGACGCCGCCGTTGTAGACGGGTTGCCCACCAATATCCCGCCAGTAATTTGAGCAACAGTTAAAGTTGCGGTTGCTGTTGCCGTTTGTTGCGTGGCTTGGACGCCAATTGTTTGTTCGCTTTGATTGCCATCAGTGTTCTGATAGCCACCACCAACTGAAGGAAGTGCCATGATTGTTTCTCCTAAAAATTAAGATGCCCCCGCGCTAGGCGGGAGCAATTCTATTACCCAAAAATACGACAAGCCATCGGTGGGCGAATGGTGTTGAAACCATACAGCACATCAACACGGCAGGGCATACGGTCGTTGTTAATATCGTATTGACGCACGATACGCATCGAGATCCCGTTATGCACTTGACGCGAAGCCATGTCCACCCCTTGCGGTAGCAAGAGATCAGCCGTAGCCAGCGTAATCGCGTTCTTGTGATAGACCAAGTTTTGCGGATACACGGTTGACGCGGTTCCCACGAACGTCACCGCAGCGTTGTCAGCGGGGAACGCATCGATGGTTGCCAGCGCGTTGCTGGACGTGTACATGGGCGGCGAAATAGCCATGTTTGCCAAAGCATTACTAGCACCCGTTTGCGCCGCAGTCACGACAAACTGTTGCAGGCTACCAGTGCTAAGACGGGTCTGCGGGTTGACCGCATAGACGCCAGCAATGGTAAACACATCACCAGCAGTTACCGTGTCAGTTGCACCGGTAAGTCCGTCAATGCTGATGGTGGCTTGCCCTTGCGTGCTAACCGCACCGTTCACCAAAATGGTGCCCGCACGACTGCCCGTGGTGTGGTTGACAATTGACTGAGACATGTTCATCTCGTCAAAGCCAAGAACACCCTCACCCATCATGCCGGTCTTGAACTGGCGGGAGATTGTGCCCGTCGGGTTAAAGAAACCGGTCATGCCGTTGACCAGGCCAGCGTTAGCGGCAGGGTTTACGGTGGCGTAGCGCGGCGACATGGGCGCCGCCGATTCGTTCAGCTTCTGTTGCGCTTGCAGCAGCACCAGCGCGGTGGCCGGCGTGGTGCCCGGAGTGCCAACGGTGTTGAAAATAGACTTATAAGCGTTGGCAACGTCAGCATCAACACTCGACGCCAATTGGCTGATACGCGGCTTCAAAACACGTTCCGCGAAGTCGTCCAACTGCATGGTCAGCTCGGCAGAGGTAAAGTTAATGCCGATGTGCTTTTGGCTGGAAACCGTCAGCGTGGTGAACTGCTCGTTGTCGTCCTGCACTTGCAGGGCGGCGCCGTCTGTCACCAGCGCGCGATCCGGCAGACGAATCCGCAGGGTCGAGCCAATCTTGGCACCTTCGACGGCAAAGCTGTCGTCGTATTCTTTGTTCACGTTACGTGAAAGGACAAGGTTGTTCTCAAGTATTTCGAGACACTTCCTCGTTATCATATCAATGGTCAGTAGGCTATTAGCCATGAAAAACTCCTAAAAAGTAATTAGCGGTTCCTCGCTTCCTGCTTTTTCACTTGTCTGGCTCTCTCAGCTTCGATCCACTGGCTTGTGGTCATTGTTTTAATTGACCTTGGGTCGGTGGTATCAAAACCGTTGGATTGACCTCCGCGAGCTGTGACAGGTGAAATCGGCGCAGGTGCGCTGGATGTGCGTTTTGTAACGGGTTCAGAAGCAATTTTTGCTTCCAATTTTCCTATTTCTTTTGCCTGCAAGAACGGTTGAAGTCGAGCAATGCGGTCAGCTTCCTTGGGGTTTGTGCCGAGATAGTACGCAATATCAGGGCCGTTATCCGAGGCTTGAATTGTTTGAGCCATCACATCGGTAATTGGTAGCTTGGGGTTATACGCGACTTGTTCAAAGTCCTCGTATTTACTCCGCGCATCTTCTTCCTTGTCGTGATAGTTCCCCAACAAATCTTGTTGCTGTTTCGCAAACTGTTGCTGCTGGACAATCTGCGCGGCTTTGGAAGTCGTCAAGGCATCAACGTATTCCTCGGTCGTCGTATATTGTTCCGGCTTTACATGCTCCACAGGGATAGGCTTTGGTGCTTCGGCCTGCCTTGCTTCGCGCTCCCACTTTCTTTGTTCTCTTGCAAGCCTCTTGCCGATGGCTGCGTCTAGATCCTCTTGGCTAAATACCTTCGGAGTTTCCTTAACGTCACCTTCGGATGCTTCGATTGCTTCCGGCGCATTTACTATGGGTTCAGGCGCAGCCGTTGCGTCCTGTTCCGGCGCGGGTTGTTCCGCTATTACTTCGTCAGACATGGCTTGATTCCTTAGAATCCCTGGCGTACCGCGCCAGTACGGTTATTCAAAAAAGAGTGTTGCTGCTACCGTTCCCGATATAACAACGTAAAGCCCTTTAGATGCCGTTATGCCGTTTGCGGTAAAAGTGTGATTAGTTGCCGCTGTTGGGGTAAACACGCCAATTATGATCGGGTCAGCAGTGTTTGCGGTGCCGGAATCGTAAATGGTAATGGTTGGCGTTGCGCTTGCGGCGCTAATAAAAATGCCTTTTAAAACCGTAAACCCAACTTTAATCTGATGCGTTGCGGTAATACGTTCGTAGGTGGCTGACATGATGTTGTCCTAAGCTAGGAATCGGAGTTTATAGAGCGTGCGAAGGTATACTTCGATGATGTTGTCGATGAGCTGTTGCAGCGAGCTGTCTGACTTATCCACAATATCATACCGAGCCGCTTCAATTTCCTTCAACTGATCTTCCAGAAACTCAATGATGTTGGCGGTTTTCTTGGCCGACATAAGCGAGATCGGGCCGATTAAACCATGCCGCCCTTGATAGGCTTCGGCAAAGTCGTCGGCAGCGCTCACAATGCGCTCGTAGAAGATGTTTAAGGCTACATGCTTGGAGTAGCTGCGGGTGTTGAGGTGTACCGAGTGCGCTACATCTCGCGCCAAAAACAGCATCCCTAAAAAGTCGGTGCATTTCACTGTGGCGCTCCCATCGGTGGCATCCCTTGCGGTGGCGTCATTTCAGGCGGCATCATTTCGGGTGGCATTTGTTCCTGTTGCATCGGCATGGATTCTTCGCGCATCTCCGGCATCTGGTTCATCATGCTTTGCGATTCCATTGCCGCCGCAACCACGCCCATTGCAATGTCTTGGATTTGTTCTTCGCTCATTCCGGCCTGCACCGCGCTGATGCGTTTGGTTTCCGCGTCGTAGGCTTTAACTTGGCTGTCAAACTCTTTGACCTTCAACGTCTGCGCTTCCATCGACTGGCTGACGTTTTGCAGCATCTGTTGCATTTGCTGCATTTCCTGCCCCATCGCCTGCATCTGCTGGTTGGCCGCTTGCAATGCCGGATCGTCCTCGTCAGACAACAGTTTGGGGTCAATCGTCTTGGCAAAGCGTTTTGCCATCTCTTGCGCGCCCGGCCAATCCATGTGTTTGATGAACAGGTCACCGGCCACCGCCCACAGTTGCGGGTTGCCTTGCAGCAGTTGGCTCATGGCGTCGAGCGATTCTTGGCGCTTGGTCATGTAGCTTGGGCCAACCGTCACCGCCACGTCGTATTTGCCGACGTTGGGGTTGTAGATTTTCTTGATAACAATGCCTTGCTCGTTCTGAATCTTCTTAACCGGCATTGGTTGCGTCGGGTCGATCATGGCTTGATCCGTTTCGCCGTCCATGCCAATAATCCGCGCAATGCGTTGCGTGTCGTAAATCTTTGGAATCAGATCGACCAGTTGCCGTGTGGCGTAGCGGATGGCGCGCGCCAGGTTGTCGACGTAGTGATAAGTGCCGGTGTCCGACTGTTTCTCACGCGCCAAGATGGCGCGCCCCGAGCGTTCGTTGCTGGTGGCGCCGAGACTGGAGTCATACTGCCCCGTTGAGCTTTTAATGTCGTCTGACGCCCCCGCCTTGGCTTGCAGGAGGCCACTGGAGGCCATCGGCGGCTGCGCCCTTGACGGCAGCGGCAGCGGGCCACCTTGCCCGTCGGTCACATCGGGAT